CTTAATGATGGTGATGGATTATTATCAATAGCAGCAAACCAAGTTTCAAACCAAAGTTGACCCATACCATATTGGCGGTCATTGGATGAATACCAATTTGCAAATTTTACCTTAACTGTATCTTCATTAAATGCAAAGAACTGAGAACCTGCACCACTTAGAGATAATGTGCCACCAACAGATACATTTTGGAAATTGGCATCATCAGAGAATGTGGAGACACCGCTTACTGTTAAAGTTTCTGCCCTTACGTGAGCAGTATTGGCAAGACCAGTGATAGTTACAACACCAGTTCCCTGGTCAATACTAATATTGTCACCAGCAGCAATTTGAGTGACAATACCTGAAAGTGTAGAACCATCACCAGAGAATGATGACGCAGTTGTAATACCACTTACATCTAACTGAGATGCAGTTATATTACTGACAGTAATTGATGGTGTTCCAGTGAGACCTTGTGCGTTTGTTGCAACACCTGCAGTTGTTGCATACGTTGCAATTCCAGCAACATGAGCATAACTTGAATTAGTCGCAAAGTCAGACGTTGTTGAAATACCAGCAGTATGTGCGTATCCTGCATTAGTTGAAAACCCTGCATTGACAGCATAAGTTGCTGTTGCAGCATTACCAGTGATGTCTGAAGATGATGTAATATAACCAGCACCATTCGTCAACTCATTGTTGTTAGTTGGAATAGTTGGTGTATTTGTAAAATTGTTGTAATCAAGTAAGAAACTTGATGTAACACCACCTACTGTGTTTGCATTATCAGCAGTTCCTGTAACGTTACCAGTGAGGTTACCAACAAAACCATTGGTGGCTGTGACAATACCAGAAAATGATGCACTACCATCTGCATAGATACCAGCACTGATTGGATTTTCATCCATCGTGGGTCCACCAGAATTATCTGAATAATCTGGTGGTGTTGTGTTTAACGAATAGTTATTTTCATTGGGATTTCTAAGGATGAAACCACCAATAGAAGTGGTTACACCTGTAATGAATATATTCTGACCATTAAGGTCTTCTACATTAATATCACCAGTGGTAACAGTACCACCATAAGATATTTTATCTTCTCCGTACGCCTCATTCCAAGGGTTGATTAAAGTTACCGTCGTGGCAATTCCGACACCACTAGTGTCTTGTCTGGTAAAAAGTTTACCATCATAAGTGTTTAGAGCTAACTCGCCTAACTCTAAATTTGATAATGAAGGTCTCTTATTAGCGACAGCAGATCGCTTAAACTTAATCTTTGGATTTGCCATTATATCGAGCGGTATATACCTTTAATCTGTTATATAACAGATAAAGTTATTTATCAGAAAGACCCACCGTCTGACTCTTGAGATGTTTTATTTTTTGAACGATTTACTGCAGTCTTAAGTGGAATTGGCTTAGATGTCTCTTCCTTCAATTTTTGAGAAAGACCTTCTACTTGACTTTCATAATCCTCACAAGAAGTTTTTAACTCCTCAATTTTTAATTGTTGTTTTTGAATTATTTCATTCTGATATTGAATCTTTGATTCTAGAACAATGCTTTGAGTAAAGTAATCATTCATTTTCTTTTGTAATGTAGTTACATAAAAATTTAGTTCAGCTTGCTCCATAAAAAAAGAGGGGTATCGATACCCCTCTATTTATTGTCTTGTAAGGATTATCAACTAAATGTTCCACCATCAACAGTGATATTTTCAAGGAATCTTGTAGAGTTACTACAAGAAATTACCTGAGAAACACCAGCACAGTCATTAATCCAAAGTCCTCTTGCTTCAATGTCTGCCCATGCGTTAACAACAGCAATGGAGTCACCAGCTCCAACAGTGGTAATAGTAACATCGGTAGCAAAACCGATTCTCATATCACCACCTTCTCTGATTTTGGCGAACATTGCCGCAATCTTAGCGTTGGTAGAGTTAATACCAACGTGGTTGTAGTACATTGCAACACCACTGTTTTTAGTGGTTACATTAGATGGTGGTTGGAGTGAACCATCACCAAGTCTCTCAAGACCCAGTTCAATAACAGGAGAAACGATTCTTAAGTCTTCAACATCGATGTTCGTTACAGAACCACCAACAGAAAGATTACCGGCAATACTGACGTTACCGCCAAATGTACCACCACCAGTCATATTAAGAGAAGCACCCTTAAACTCATTAGCAGTAGCAATACCCGTGACTGCAATACTCTCACCATTTAGTCTGTCGATATAACCTTGATCCCATGCAAGTGAAGCAGAACCAAGGTTTCTAACACCATCAGTTGAAGGGACAAAGTTGGAGTCAACCCTTGCAGTGACTGTGACTGTATCTGACGTTGCGTTGCCAATGTCAACATTACCCTGAAGGTTTGCAAGACCAGCAGCGGTAAATGTACCTTGTACTTCATGGTCTGTCGAGGTGGTAACTTTACCAGATGAATCCGCGATAGTCTGAGCAGCAGTTCCATCAGAAGCTCTTAGTGCTCCAACATCAACAGTTGGAACATTCAGTTCTGTGGTAATATTTACTGTATTTGGAAGACCAATCGTAACAACCTGACCATTTGGACCTGCTGCAACTGAAGTTTCAACTTCATTGCTGGTTCCACTAAAAGTAAGTTTAGTACCAGTTGTTGTAATTCCAGAACCAGAATCTGCAGCAACCGCAAAGGTAACAGCAACACCAGCAGTTTGTGAATCAACATATGCCTTAATGGACTGTTGAGTTGCCAAAGCAGTGTTACTGTCAGAAGACATATTGTCTTCATCAAGAATATTCGTTACAGCACCTGAACCAACTGTAAGTGAATCAGTATCAATTGCTGCATATACAGTAGTTGCAGTTACAGAATTGATACCAGAAATATTTGTAGAATTGTCACCAACGATATTACCATTTGCAGTAATATTATTGGTAACAGTAACAGCACCTGCGGTCAGAAGGTCTGAACTTGGATTGTATGTAAGACCTGAATCAGTTCTAACTACTTCTGCTGCAGCAGAACCATTATTGTCAGCTACAAAGGTCAGGTATTGAGTTGCATCAGTTGAATTTGAAATTGTTTCAACAGTATCTGCAGCAGTAGCAGTATCTGCATTACCAGTAACGTCACCTGTTAAATCGCCAACAAAAGATGAAGCAGTTACAACACCTGTTGGAGCAAAAATACCACTGCTATTAATAGTAACGGCAGAACCAACAGTAATGTCACTAAAAGTACCACCAGATGCACCACCAAGAACATAAGTTCTCAGTCTTGATGCGGCAGTCTTTCTATTTGTACCACCACCACCATCATCAATAATGAAGAGGTCAGAATCGGTGATATCAGCACCAATATCTGTCGCCCCATCAATATCAATTACTGATACATTGAGGTCTCCAAATGAAAGTACTCCAGAACCATTAGTTGAAAGAACTTGGTTGGCAGAACCATCAGTTCCAGGAACTGTGAAAGTTTGAATACCTGTGAGTGTTGCAGGAGCCTGAAGTTCAACAAAATCTGTACCATTATTTGTTGCTTCATATAATTTAATCCCACCACCTTTCGTAGTATCTTCCGCATTCCAAAAATTACCAGAACCAATTAATTGGTTACCTGCAGGAGAACCGATGTACAGTTGATACTTATCTGTAGTAAAACCTGGTTCACCAACTGCAAGTGTTGGGAGGTCTGCAAAGGCACCTCTTTTAAATTTAAGGGTTGGAGAAGCCATGTTTTTTCTTAAACCTATATGTTTATTTATTCAAATGCGCCAAAGTCTTGCTGCCCATCCAATACACCATCTGACAAGTCCACAATAGTAAATGGCGATTCGTATTCCCACTGACTTCCAGATTCGTTGAAGATAAGAACTTTTTCGTCTGTGGGAGTACCTGTGATAGCATAACCTGCAATAGATGTTGCGTTTCCAGAGGCACCAGAGGTTGCAATAAACTGGCCAGATGAAGAATCAAATACCAATGAATAACCATCTGTGATTGTTGTTGGGTCAGTAGCAGCAATATCTGAAAGAGGTCCAAGGTCAACACCACTTCCAGCATCAGTACCAATCCACTTCCCTGTGGATGACTGATACATCAAAACTTTATTATTGACTTTTGCTGCATCTCTGTCAACATCATCTAAGAACTCAAGACGAACTTCACCACCTCCTCCTTGAGCAGTAGCAGTTCTGACAGTCTCATAGACCATCTTCCTTAATTGGTCTACTTCTCTCTTGAGTCTAGACATCTCTGTCTCAGAGTCATTAATCCTTTCTTCCTCTGGAATCAACTTATCCAGAAGTTCCATCGACTTCTCAATATTTTCTGAGATTTCTACTTCTTCCTCAAATTTTTCTGAACCTGGAGTTGGTTGAAGTGGTTCTGGTTTGATTATATCTTCAGACTCAATCTCATAAGGTTTGTAATTATCTTTCCAGTCAGTGGTATCTACTTCCTCATTTTGTTGTTTAATCCATTCGTCGGGAATCAGATTATGTTTTTGTTTAAACCCATCGTGTAATTGTTGTGGAGTAATATTATAATCCGCACAAATACCTTTCATCAATCTATCAATTGACTTATATGAGGTATTTTTTAAATTCTTTAATTCTGTTTCAAGAATACCTACTGCCTTTGTAGTTTTTTCTTGAGTTGATGGTGCCTCTGAAAATAAGAAAGATTCAAATATCTTGGCGTCTTTTTTAATTTTTTCTAATTCTTTTTCTTCTTTTAGTCTTTTTTGCTTTATCTTCTTTTTTTCTTCACTCAGACTTGTGAAAAGGTCGCCAAGGGATACCTCTCCAATTATTTCTTTATTCTTTTCTTCCTTTTTCTTCTTCTCCTCTCCAATTAGGGAGAAGAAATCTCCTAAGTCATTCATTTGAGAGATATTTTTTACTATTTAGAACGTGCCATAATCTTCTGTGACATCAACATCAATAAAAGGTTCAATAACTTCGATGAACCTATCTGCTACATCATCATCTGTTGCAGATTGGATAAGTTTCAAATCTATATTTGCCAATTCAAATTTGTTATTGGTCGCATTGTACTTCAAAACATACTTATTCTTACCAACCAAACTACCAAAATTGGTGTCCTCTAGTAATCTTGTAGTTCTCATACAAATGAACCACCATCAATACTACCAGTAAGTGAAGAAGCTTCTTCTACAACTTGCTCTACAAATACATCAGGTAAATCATTATCTGCAACAGCTTCAACAAGTAAATCATCCGCTGAAATTAATTCAAGTTTGTCACTTGTTTCATTATATGAAACAATAAAACCATCCTTACTAGAATCCAAATCCCCAAAATTTACATCTCTCAATCTTCTCAATTCCGTAAATTCTACATTCTCCATTATGTTGACTATTGAAGTTGATGTTGAAGTTACCGTACTTGGAGATGTTGTTGATGATGTGACAGATAAAGTTGAAGATGCACTCCTTATCACATTAGATGAAGAACCACTAACAGTTACGTTATTGGAACCAGAGGCTGATTTCTTGATAACCGGCATTTGATTAAGTCGAAATTCCTGCAGTCACCATAGCAGATCCTTCCACCATTCTTGAAACACTACCACCTGACGATGTTAGAACAATATCATAATAATATCTTCCTGGTTTAATAGCGACAGTTACTGCTGCTGTCATTGCAATAGAGACTTCTGAGGTAACAGTATTAATACCAACTGTGAAGTCATAAGCAGTTGGTGACCCCGAATATTTCTTTACCTTTGATACACCAGTATATCCATTAAGGTCTGAAAGGGTGCCATCAGACTCTTTGGAAGTAAATGCTTCACTGAAGTCTGCACCTTGGGGAATTACAATATTAATTGTAGGAGTGGCAGCCATTTCTCTTTTTTAACTATTTAGTTCTTTGTTGACGTTTTTTAGCATTTTTTGTAAATCTGCTGTACTGCCAACAAAAAGTGCATTATTAGTTACGGAAGTAGGTCCTTTCTTCTCTTCCTCATTTACATCTTTAAGTTTTTTCTGTAAATCCATCAACTTATCTGTTGCATCAGAAACGTTTTTAATCAATTGACCTGCAACTTCATATGCACGAGGCATTTCACTTTCTTGAGCAAGTTCTAAGATACCGTTGATTGCTTCTTGTCCTTTTTCGATGATTGAATATAAATTACCCCTCGTATATTCGTAGTCTTTACGTATATCTTCTTTGGAGTTTTCAAATTTAGCAATCTTTTTTTCGATATCAGTTTTAGTTTCTACCTTAGATTCGATAGGTTCTACATCGAAAGTTTCGTTTAACTTTTCATACTTATCCATATATTACCCTCAAATAATACTACCATCAAACCCGAAGTCATCGCCAAGTTCAATCATATTGTTATCGGCCTGAGTAATAGTGTAGACTTTTGAACCAAGAACATGGTTTTGGAGAGGTGTCTTATCCTGTTCTCTTCTCACTACCAATTTGTTTCCAGTTACACTTTCAACATACATCTCCTCTTGATCGATGTAAATGTATGTACCAGCAGAAATTGTACTACCATTATCAACATCAATAACGGTTTCACTCATATCAACATTTTCTGCGAGAAGGGTTGCCACAACACCATCATAATCCTTAATTGCTCTAGGTGTTGACTGATATGTAAGATCCCTTTCGTATGTACCAGACTTCGAACCAGCAACATAACCAATAGTGACCTTTTTGATGATGTCTCCAGATACATCCTTAAGAGGACCGAAGACATAAGTTTTTGCTGTAAATGTAAAAGTATAAATTAAAGCTCTTCTTGTATCGAAATTTCCTTCATACTCATCTGACATATCAATGTTATCAAGTACAACGGGAACATTCATAACTTCATTGAAGTTACCTAAAAACTTAATAGGAAGGGTATAACCAGGTTGAAAGTATGGAACAATTTGTTCTACAATTTGTAACATATCATCATTCAGTTTTGTGTAAACTGAAAGAGTTATTGTCATATTATAAGGAACTGGAAGATATGACTTTCTTTCTTCTGATCCATCTGCAGATGCCAAAACCATCTGCTGTGTTTGAGTAGATTTTCTGGAGGGATCGTATTGTAAATTAGTAAACTCAAAAGACATCCTAGGAAGAGTCATCTGAGTTGGATGATTCAAATCAGGATTTTGTTTTAATCTTGCAAGAAATTTTTGAGTAGGTCCATATGCAAGAGGAACTTTGATCATACTGACCACATCATCAGTATCATCTTTGTGTTTGATTTGAATTCCATTAAAAAGCGAACCAAATCCAATAATTACGGATCTAAAGATCTCGTTATAAAAATACTCAAACATTATTTTGTAGCACTATACCTTTATTTATGGCATACCAAACGGATTACTTGATGAGAAGTCTATAATTACATCTGCTTCAGACTCAATTGTGTCATTATCAGCATAAGGTGTGACTAAATCATCAGTATTTACACT